ATGGTTCGGCGATTGGCGCCAACCCCTACAGCACCGACTGGCAAGCGATTTGGAACGAGATCAAGCGCGTCGTCAATCCGGATGACCCCAAGCTCGTCGCTGGGGACTTCGGAGAGTACGACACCCGTTTCCTGATCGACGTGATGAGAGCCATCTGCAAGATGATCAATGCCTGGTACGATGATGGGCCGGAGAATGCCAAGATTCGAGAGATGATCTTTCTCGAAATCATGAACTCCCGCCATATTCACGGAAACCAGGTGTTTGAATGGTTTAGCTCGGAGCCCTCTGGAAACCCGCTCACAGCTTTCATCAACACACTCTACACGCTCATTCTGTGTCGCATGGTCTACGTGCGAGCCTTCAGTACGAACGAGAGCAATCTCAATCTGCTGCGGGGCTTCTCTAAGCACGTCTATGTGATATCGCTCGGGGACGATCATGTCTTCGGGCTGAGTGACGCCGCCGCACAGCGCATGCGGCCTGACCGAATTGCCGAGGTCCTTCAAGACTTTGGCCAGCGCTATCTGAATGCCGATAAGACCGACCCCGGCCCTGAATTCCATCGTAAGGATCAGATCACGTTTCTCAAACGCGGATTTCGATTCGAGCCCCTTCTGGACCGGCACGTCGCCCCACTCGACCTTCCCACCATCTTGGAAGCCATCAGATGGACCAAGAAAGGTGAAGATTCCGACGAAGTCTCGAAGCAGACCTTTGACTCTATGCTTCGGGAACTCGCCCTCCACGGTGAAGACGTTTGGAATAGCTATGCCCCTATCATGCTCCGCGCGTACGACAAGGCGTTCCACGCCTATCACAGCGTTCGACGCTGGGAAGTTGCGCTCGCGGATGTCAGCTCCGGAGAGTGGACCTCTCCTGAGTTGCAGTTCTAAGCAGGCTAGCACACACCCCCCAGATTGTCTGGGTCTGGGGGTATCACAATTCCCTATCCGAGGGATTAGCTCCTGGTGGACCAGCGGACCACTACACCAGGTAGTTACCAGAACGGAGGCCTCTTTAGGCTTACTCCCCACTGCCGTAAAGGGAGGGGACCCGCACCTGCCGTGTGCATGGCGCTGTGCACGGTGGCGAAGAAGCGCACAGGACTCTATAGTGAAAACAGAACGTG